AACAAGAATGGTATGTTTTCATAAATCAAGGGCAACACAGAGCTGCTATGGCATATCTGGTTGGAGGAGATGAAATTGAAGTTCCTATCATAGTTGATTTTCCAAAATTAAATACACCTGACTATGATAACATTATTTCCGAAGCTAAAATTCATTTTTTTGATGCAACACAAAGAACAGGTCAGGCACAACCGGACAAGATTCGTTCTGCTTTTTTCTGTAAAGACTCTGATGCAATTAAGTTGGTAGAATTTTTTGACAGTTGTAATGTGAATGTTGGAGATTTATTGCCACATGAAAAATCATGTGATTCATGGGGTGAAATTGAAAACTGTATCAAAACTTATGGTAAAGATATCACAAAAAAATGCTTAACTGAAATTGCTGAAAACTGTAAAGAACAAAAAATTAATGCTAGAGCGGTTGTTGGTTTAAGTGTATTGTGTCACCAATTTGCTGACAGAGTTAAAGCTTTTGAAAATTTGAACAATGAAGATTTTGTTAAAGTAATTTGTCGTTATGTTTTTGTTAACAGAAAGCCTAAGCTTATTTCTATGAGTGATATTACAAAATATTCTGGTAACATCAAAACCGAATATTTACCAATGACTATGTGGATTAGGTATGTGAATGAAATGTTTGACTGGCAAGATTTTAAGAAAGAAAACAAAGCTAGTCTCTGGATGAGTCGCCGTTCAAAAGAATGGCGAGAGTTTTTGGATAAGAAAGTTGATGATATTTTCCACGAAACTTTTAGTCAGAAAATCGAACCTAATTAAGGCAATGGTGCTCATGTCTGCCGCACATGAGCATTCTTTATGATATAATGGTATCTAATCTTGAGGTTCGAATCACACCTCAGATAAGTTTCTTTGAAAGTGATTCATTTTAAATTATGGAGTTTTACAATGTCAGCAAAATCAAAAGTCCTCGCTTACCTATCAAAAGATGGTTCATACAACACACTGACTGCTAGCAAAATGCAATCACAGTTTGGAGTAAAGAACCCAACCGCAATGGTTGATACACTGCGTAAAGAGGGTAATGCAATTTACCTGAATACACGCATCACAACCAGTGGTGACAAAGTTTCTTTCTACCGTTTGGGAACACCTACTAAGCGCATCATTGCTGCTGGTATTCTTGCTCTCCGCCAACACGGGGTAAGCACATTCGCCTAATTTAAGGTCGAATAACCTAGCAGGGAGAGATATATAATAGTATCTCTCCCTTTTTATTTTATGGATACATTATGGAAATTAAAATTTCAGTTGAAGAATTAAAAAAAAATAAACTATTTGTTGCTACACCAATGTATGGTGGTATGGCCCACGGTTTATACATTAAATCCGGTTTAGATTTACAAGGACTAATGAGTCGTTATGGCGTAGAAGTGAAGTTTTCTTTTCTATTCAACGAATCATTGATCACAAGAGCTAGAAATTACTTGGTAGATGAATTCCTCCGCTCAGACTGCACACACCTACTATTCATTGATTCTGATATTCATTACAATCCTCAGGATGTTGTTGCCTTGATGGCACTCGACAAAGATGTGGTCGGTGGACCATATCCAAAAAAATCAATTAATTGGGGAAGCGTTGCTCATGCGGCTCGTAAAAATCCTGATATGAATCCTGGTGAACTAGAAAATCTTGTTGGTGAATATGTTTTCAACGTAGTGAAGGGAACACAACAATTCTCTGTCACCGAACCGCTTGAAGTACTTGAGATTGGTACAGGTTTCATGATGGTTAAACGTGGAGTCTTTTCTAAGATGGAACAAGCGTACCCAACCATTCGTTACAAACCAGATCATGTTGGTCAAGCCAACTTTGATGGTTCACGATACATTCATGCTTTCTTTGATACCGTTATTGATACAACAGAAAGCATTACCGGTGGTGGTTCTGATCGTTACTTGTCAGAAGATTATATGTTCTGTCAGATGTGGCGCAAGATTGGCGGAGAAATCTTCCTTTGTCCGTGGATGAAAACTCAACATATTGGAACGTATGCTTTCACAGGTAATATGCCTGCAATTGCACAGTACACCGGGAAACTGTAATGTTAATTGGAGTCGTTGGTTTTATTGGCAGCGGTAAAGGTACTGTTGGTGATATTTTGACCGAACACGGATTCCATAAAGATAGTTTTGCTAAACCACTCAAAGATGCTGTTGCAATGATCTTTGGGTGGTCTAGAGAATTACTTGAAGGTGATACTGACAGGTCAAGAACATGGCGTGAAGAAATCGATCCTTATTGGAGTGAAAAATTTAATCGTCCTTTTACTCCACGTGAAGCTCTCCAACTAATGGGTACTGAAGCAGGCCGTGATGTGTTTCATAATGATATATGGGTTATCTCGTTGCTTAATCGTGTAAAAGGTAAAGATGTTGTTGTTACCGATGTGAGGTTTCAAAATGAGATAAAGTATATCCAAGATAATGGTGGCATTGTTATCCGTGTCAAACGGGGTGATGATCCTAAATGGGTCAATGATCTGGAACAAGAAAAAGACGGACAATTCTTCCGTGAACAATTCATGAAAGGTCGTGGAGTACACATTTCCGAATGGGATTGGGTAGGATGTGATTTCGATTTCACCATCCACAATGAAGGTACTGTTGATGATTTAAGGCAATCTGTCAAAAGTATCTTGCAATTCATCCAATAGTGTAGTATAATAGTATTTGAACTTAACAACGGAGTATATTATGAAATTATCAGCTGACACTTTGTCAATCCTTAAAAACTTTGCCTCGATTAATACCGGTCTGGTATTCCGTAAAGGCACAACAATCAAAACAATTTCAAGCAATAAAAACATTCTTGCGGAAGCAACTATCACTGAAGATATGCCTAATGATTTTGGCATTTATGATTTGAATAAGTTTCTGACCGTTCTTTCTCTACATAAAGAAGAACCTGAACTTGATATTACAGAAAAAACTGCCGTGATTTCCGGTCTCGGCGGTCGTAGCAAGATTGATTATCGATTTTGTGATCCATCGATGATTAATTCACCATCTAAACCTGTTAAAATGCCTGAATCTGAAATCAGTTTCGATTTAACTGAAACCGATTTGGAATGGATCTTGCGTACTGCTGCTGTTCTTGGTTCACCAAACGTTGCTGTAACCTCTGATGGTTCTTCTGTGAATCTGTTGACCTATGATGCAAGCAACGATTCAGAATCAACCAATACAATTCAAGTTGGTGAAGGTAATGGTAACCGATACAAAATGATTTTTAAAACTGAAGCCTTGAAGATGATTCCTGGTTCATATTCGGTTGAAATCTCCTCTTCAGGTGTATCACACTTCAAACACCGTGCAAAACCTGTTCAGTATTGGATTGCAACAGAAGCCGGTTCGAACTTCACTAAGGCTTAAAATGTTAAAATATTTTACGAATGCCTTTAAAGGTAATGCCACAGAATCCATTGCAATCAACCCTGCAATGGTTGCCACTGTTTTCGAAATTGTTGATGAGGGAGATACAGAGCTAACAGCTATTTACCTCCAAACCGGAATTACGCTTACAGTAACCGATCCATATCTTGAAGTCGTTGCTCGTCTCAATGAAGTTTGATTAATTAATTTTTTATATTATGGAGTTGTGAATGAACGAACTTTTGTGGGTTGAAGCTTACCGTCCTAAAACTATTCAAGACTGTATTCTTCCTGAAAGGTTGAAAAAACCTTTTCAGGAATATGTCAATCAAGGTAATATTCCCAATCTTCTATTAGCTGGTGGTGCAGGTGTCGGTAAGACAACTGTAGCAAAAGCTATGTGTGAAGAGGTTGGTTGTGATTATATGGTCATTAACGGATCCGATGAATCAGGCATCGATGTGTTCCGTAATAAAATTAAGACATACGCTTCTTCAATGTCGATCTCAGGTGGTCGTAAGGTTATCATCATCGATGAAGCTGATTATTTGAATCCAAATTCTACTCAACCTGCGTTGCGTAATGCTATTGAAGAATTCTCTGGCAATTGTTCATTCATTTTCACCTGTAATTTTAAAAATCGGATCATCGACCCATTACATAGTCGTTGTGCTGTAATTGACTTTGGTATGAAACAAGCTGAGAAAGCTTCTATGGCTGGCCAGTTTTTCAAACGAATTCAAATGATCCTCAAGAATGAGGGTGTTGAATATGATGATAAGGTTATTGCTGAAGTAATCAAGAAACACTTTCCCGACTTTCGCCGTGTGATTAATGAGTTGCAGAGATATTCCAAATTTGGAAAGATTGATGCAACCATCCTTGCACAGATTGGTGATGTGTCGATCAATGAGGTGGTTAAATTTCTCAAAGAAAAAGATTTTGGTTCTTTGCGTAAATGGGTAGCAACAAATGATATTGATGCAACAACCTTGTATCGTAAAATCTATGATGGAATGTATGATGTGTTAATGCCACAAAGTATTCCACAAGCTGTTATCATTATTGCAGACTATCAATATAAACAGGCATTTGTTGCTGATCCTGAAATTAACACAGTTGCTTGCTTGACTGAGTTAATGGTCGGGTGTGAATTCAAATGAACACAATAATTATCAATACTTTTACATGGATCAAAGATGACTTTACTTCTCATCACTGGCGTTTTGTTGTTGAGTTGTTGGCTTGGGCTATTTCTATTGGTTGCTCAATTACCATGGCACTTACCGTCCCAAATCCTCCTCTTCTGGCTCTGTATCCTATGTGGATTGCTGGTTGTGCCATGTATGCTTGGGCTAGTTATACTCGGAAATCATTTGGGATGTTGGCTAACTACATCCTGCTGACAACAATTGATTCAATTGGTTTGATTAGGATGTTAACATGAGTAACCCATTCGATTATGTAAACCAGATCATGCAAGGTAAAAAAGACCTTATTGTGGATGATCTGACCGAAAAGGCCTATGTTCCCTTTCTGGTCAATAAAGCTTTATCCTATCAAAAAGACTGCATTTTGTTTGCAAATGAGATGAATCGTAGACATTTCATCGATAATAAACTACAAAATGACTACCTTATAAATACCGTCAGGTCTAAGAAACGACCTTTCTCTAAGTGGGCTAAATCTGAAAAAAGTGAAGATATAGAATGTATCAAATCTTTTTATGGATTTTCCGAAGCAAAGGCTCGTGAAGCGTTGCGTATGCTTAGTGATGAAGATATCCAAAGAATAAAAGAAAAAACCGATATCGGTGGTTGAGGATTTGAAATGTATGATTTGTCTAAATTTATTGAGGTGACATTAGTAGAGCAAGATGACTTTTTAAAGGTGAGAGAAACACTAACTAGAATAGGAGTTTCTTCCAGAAAAGATAAAATTCTTTACCAATCTTGTCATATTCTGCATAAGAAAGGTAAATATTATTTGGTACACTTTAAAGAAATGTTTGCACTGGATGGTAAACCCTCGAACATTTCAGAGAATGATTTGCAAAGGCGAAATGCTATTGCTAAATTGCTTGAGGAGTGGGGGCTAATCACTATTATTAATCCACAATTGATGATAGATAATATCGCACCGATTCATCAGATTAAAATTATTTCCTATCGTGAAAAAGAAGATTGGGAATTAGTTAGTAAATACAATATGGGTAAAAACAAAGTTGACTATTAAAATGGTATTTCATCATGAAACTTATAAAATTGAAAAATGTCTACACAGGAGAAATTGTTTATTGTAAAGACATAAACGAAACCAGTGAAGGTGGTGGATTAACATTCATAAGAGTGTTCAAAGAAGATAATCATCAGAGAACCTTTTTAGTTAATCGTGAAGCTTTTCGAATCCTGCCTTAGGATCTGTTGGTAGCTACAGTCAAAGGCGTCCGTGCTATTGCACTGCCATACGTAATTGGCGCTGGATAAAGTAACCAGCAAATGCTATGCCTTATGGGTAGCATAACTTAACTCGCTTAATTTTTAGGAGATATAACATGACTTTTATCAAAACACATTCCTTTGAAGATTTAATCAACTCATTCAATCTTGCAAACGGAAAACCAACCTTCCCACACCACAATATTATCCGAACTAAAGATGGATTTATAGTTCAGATGGCTCTTGCTGGATTTTCAGAAGAGGACTTAGATATTGAACTTAAAGATGGTATTTTAAATATCATGGGTAAGATTGAAGATCGTGATCCAAGTATTGATTACATTTATCATGGCATTGCAACAAGGTCTTTTCACAAAACAATTCAATTAGGTGCAAATATCAGAGTGTCTGGTGCAGAACTCAAACATGGTATTTTGTGGATTGAAATGATTCAGGTAATTCCTGATGAGAAGAAACCTATCAAAATTCCTATTGGTAAGGTTACCAAAACATCAGAATTTCTGGTAGAGTAGGAAGAAAAGCGGCACCTTTGCCGCTTTTTGTTCTTTATTGTGATATAATGGTAGTATTGTGAGGATATATTATGAAAATTGCAGTTTGTTCTGATTTACATCTTGAATTTGGTAAATTAACTCTGAAAAATACTGATAATGCTGATGTCCTGATTTTATCGGGAGATATCTGTGTTGCTAAAGATTTGTTGGAACTTGGTTCACCGGTGAATAAATCGGAAACAATCCATGATTTCTTTAAGAATTGCTCTGATGAA